GGTTAGGGCAGGTCTTCGGGGCTGGAGAAGCTGAGGTGGAACATGCCTTCGCGCTACGTAAGCTGGTGGCATTGGCCGGGCGTACTCCTGACCCGGCTGATTGGGATAAGGAAGTGCTTGACCGCACCTCACCCAGTACGCCTAAGTTGGGAGCGTGCGGCAATTTAATCGGTAGCTCTGCCTACAAGCGTATTCGTGCATTGGAGCTGCGGAACATTGTTCGTGCAGCCATGCCGGCACTTGTTCGCAGGTCAGGGGATCTTGCAGAGTATGTCGAGCGTCGGTGGTGGAACATGCCACGCGGGACCTCCTCCTTCGGCGGAGCTGTTAGGAATGAGCTCAAGCAGCTTGGTAACCCACAGCTTGACTTACAGATGCGGCCCATCAAGCCAACGGTGCAAGAGCAGCTCAGCAGGGAGGACATCTGCCGTTGGCTGAGCACTCCACCAGGCTCGGTGGCTCGTGGTTCTACAAAACCAGAGCCTGGATTGAAGAAAAGGGCGCTGTTGGCAGTGGATGACATCACAGCATTCATTGCTGGCTACGCCTCCCAGCATGTTGAGACGATCACAAAGTATGCTGGCATGGTGCTGCGTCAGGATCCAGCTGATGTGTCCGAATGGGTCAATTTTGATGTTGGACCAGCTGTGTGGCGGGTCAGCAATGACTATTCCAATTTCAATATCCTGAACTCCCTGCGGTCGATGCAATTAGTTGATCTAACGTTTGCAGATGCTTGGGCTAGGGTGCCGTTACGGTTGGCTGAACAAAAAAGGTTGGCATGCCTGTGGGTGGCAGCTGCCTATAACAATATGCGTATGGTCACTCCGGCTGGAGAGCACGTGGCACGCAATGGGCTGTGGTCTGGGCATCGCAATACTGCGCGCGACAACACTATGTTGCACGTTGTATACTTAGAATGTATCAAAAGTATCCAGCAGGCCTTCTTTGGTGCCGCAGCCCGCACCTGCAAACAGCGCATATGTGGTGATGACGAGACGCTCGGCTACCACAGTTGGGCCGCGGCGGTGTGTCACACGCTGGTAGCCGATGCTGCTGGTTACACGTCACAGGTTAGCAAGGGCATGTTGTCTCGCAGATACGATGAGTTCTTGCAACTTGTGCGCATACCGGGCATGCCACCACGCTATCCAGTGTGCGCCACAATTTTGACCTTCTGCTCAGGGAATTGGTATAAAGACGCAGTACGCGATGTGTCGTCAACTGTCAAGGACATAGCTGATCATCTGTGGGACATGCACCTGGGCGGAG